ATACTTGCACCGTTAATTGCGTTTGCAAGTGCAGTAACAGTTGTACCTGAAAGTGTAACACTTGTTCCGTTAATTACAAGTCCTTGACCATTTCCTAATGTTGGACTTGCTACTGTACCTTGTATTGTTGGCCAACTTGATGCCCAACTATCTGAAGTAAAAGTTGAATCACCACTTGTTAAAGCGGCAATGTTTGCACTAGTTGTTGAACCTACTTTAACCCATGCATTATCTGCATTTTTATAGTAAGCATCGTTTGATGTTCTAGCAGTTACGATTGCGTAATCACCTTTTGCACCTACGCTTGGTTTTGGATCACCGGAAGATAAATTACTAACAAGTTGTGTAGCGGAGTTAAGAACTAAAGGAATCTTGTTTGTAAATTTTTGTGTTGCTCGGTTCCATTCAAATATACCAAATAATGAATCGTTTGTATCTAACCAATATGTACCATCTGCTGGCGTACCTGCTGGTGCTGATGCAGAACCTTTAAGTTCTCCTAAGTCAGCGTCTGCTCTTACAATGTATGCTCTATTTGCTACACCTAAGAATGAATATGCAGATTGTAGTCCGTATTCATTTAGTTCATTGCCGTGTAATGGATTGTTAGATGAATCTGTATAAAACGTTGGATTACCAAACGTTTCTGTTAATTCTCTTTGTGATGTAATTAGGTATGGTGTACCAGCATTAGATTTAATTGTTCCTTGTGCTGTTCCTGTACCTGCGCCGTTTGGCTTATTAGCGGCAGTTGCTACGATAATTAGTGGTACCGTTGCGGCCGCGGCTGGCGTATAAAAACTTTCGTCTATTACGCTAACTTCAACTCCTGGTGATGTAAGTGCCATCTTGTTACTCCTTTAAATTAAGTTCTTAAACATATTTAGCCATGTTAGGCAAATTTGCGGTATTACATATGGCGAAAAAGGTATGGAAAAGGGCTGGTAAATATGTATATGACTAGACCTTTATGTAAAACATGCAACCGTAGGCCCTGTGCAGTTAATTATAAGAAGGCTCGCAAAACTTATTATAGAAGTAAATGCGAACAATGTGCAAGGGGTAGAACACCTACAGTTCCACTATGGCATCAACTTGGTTATAGACAAAAAGATAAATGCGACAAGTGCGGATTTACAAGTAAGCATGAAGAACAGTTTGCAGTATATCATATTGATGGTAATCTAACAAACTGTCGACATAATAATCTTAAAACAGTATGTGCTAATTGTCAACGTGTATTACACAAGGAAGGATTTACTTGGAAGCAAGGTGATTTAACACCCGATTTCTAAGGAATTCAACAGTACCATTATTTTCAATAGTAGCATCAAAATCAACATTACACCATGCCCATTCTGATATGTGTACTTCAGGATGATTTTCTTCCATTTTATGTGCAACTACAATATTCTTAGCACCTTTGTTACTATTAACTTGACGCATTTGATGTTGTGCAGTAGTCCACCATTCAGGGTCATCTCCACGTTTTACACGCCAAAGATATCCGCCTATTGAACGTAGCATATTTGCTTCATTTTCAAAACGCACATCTGGAATTACAAATTTTCCTTGTGGATTATCTAATAGTTGTTTTTTAACTAAACTAACCCATATGCCATCGTAGAATCCGTTACGCATACAATCAGTTCCAAATAGTTGTAATACTAGTCTTGGTGTAACAGGACTTCCTGTTTCAGTACTCCAATAAGGATCAACTTTTTCACGCCATGCACGAGAGTCTGGGTTATTGCCTTCAAGCATTTCTCTGTCCCAGCCAAATACACTAGCAACGCCGTCTTTGAGTTTGTCTGCAAAAGATAGTTTTGTAAATCCCTGTTGTTCAACTAAAAAGTCTGCAACAGTTCCTTTACCTGAACCTATAAGTCCACAAATACCAATTATCATAAAAGATTCCTTATTAAAAGTATCTCTAAATTGTATAGTCATTGTATAGGAAAGTCAAGTGTTTTTTAGCCAATTACGAATGATAATGGTTTAGAACCATCTACGTAATTTGCCAAGTCCATTTCCAATTTCTCCATTTCGGCCATTGCATCTGCTTTGAGAGCATCACCGTTGAGTGAAGTTCCGCCTTGCGGTGTTGATATGGTTGCAAATTTGCTTCTTGCTTCACCTAGCATATATTTACATACTGCTAGTGTGTAGTCTTTAAGCCATTGTCCAGCATATGGATCACTTAATAAATTAAAGTCTGGACGATAATTATATAGTTGCATTAATACTTGTTCGTCTGATCTAGGACGTTGCATAATTGTAAGTTTCTTACTTACAGGATCAAACTTAAAGTTAATAAAACTACCAAACATTTTACCTACTAGTTCTTGATATCCTGCAAAAGCATAATACGTACCAAGTCCACCCATTTGTGATGAACTTAAAAGATATGAATTTGTATAAGCCAAGTTAAACGGTTCAAATAATGTTCCACCATCTCCGCCACCTGAACGTGAACCAATTGAACGTCTAAAAAGTTCTCTAACTTCAATTACTTCATTGGGTAAAATATAATCGTTTGTGTCTTCTTGAAACTCTAGTATAGCATATGATTCTTCTACAGCGTTTTCACTACGTTGTCTAAGTTTGCCAAGTGCTTTTTCTAATGCTACATCATAATGGTTAGGATCAAGTTCAATGTCGATCATACCATCGCCGAGCATTGTTCTAACGTAATTAAAGACTGCCTGTTTTTTATTTTCTAAATCATTGCTCATAGTAATATTTATCCTGTTGGTGCTACACTTTTATATGGGTGACTTGAAGGTAAACTGCTAGCCAAACCCCACTTGTGGGCAATATAACCTTCTGCTTTTTCAACATCAGTTATATCTGTTCCACCTGTACCTGGAGCACCTGCTACGTGGAAATATTCTGCCATACGTCCATCTAATTTTACATTTGCTCTGTTTCGCATCATACGAACATCAGTTGCGTTGGTATTCATTGAACTGTCATAAGAGTCTACACCAGTTCTAGTAGTGCCGTTCAGTCTACCAATTATTCGGCCACCTGTTTTATTGAACACCGTACTTACAATCGTCCAAGTACTACTATTAATACCTACTGTGAAGATGTTTTTGGCAAGGCCACTACTGATACTGTTACTACCGTCATAGTCTATCTCGCCATCCCAAGTGCCAATTGTACTACTTGAAACGGCATAAGTTTTTGATCCATCAGCACTCCAAAAACTGTCTTTGGTAGAAGTTGTTGAATGCCATTGGAACACACCTATGGCCCAGTGATTACCACTGCTGGCCCACGGTCCTGAGTTTGTTATTAAACTTTCATTACCGTCGAAGTCCCAAACATTTAAACTGTTAAGACTACTACTGATTCGTGTTGGACTACCGTCTACTGAAACAGTGAAGTTTCCTGACTTGTCTGTAACAGTATTAAGGTTACTTCCACTTAATGAATAACTTGAAGTATCTGAAGCATCTAACCAAAGTGCGGCTGTGATATCGTTTGCAGGTGACCAAGGTGGCGCCCCAAAAGAGTTTGCTCTACGTCCTGCTGTGAAACTACCTGTTACAGTTCCTATAAAAGGCATCTATTAAACTCCTCCAAATGCTACCATTTGTCCTAGCACAACATACGTTCCGCCGTCGTTTAATATTGTGAATGAAAAACTGTCTACTCCGTTTGCTGTTCCTGTTGGCGCACTATTGCCTTGCCAAACTATTGTTTGTGCCGCACCACCAATTTGTACTGCTGTAATTTCGTATTCTGTATTACCTTGATCAATTACTACTGTTAGGTTTGTAGCATATTCGGCAGTCAAGCCTAAGTTCGTAAAGTTTGCTGTGATATCACCTGCTGGTGTTGTTAGATAATGAATGTGACCATTCGCACAATCCATTGTAGTAACACCAGTACTACCTGTTAGTGTAGCAAACTTTTCTTCAACACCTGTGTCAAATTTTACGTCTGCTGTAAATGTTGTTTCTGCTGAAGTGTTTGCCGCATCTGTAATGCCATAACCAGCAAGTGTGGTTGGCTTGCCTGATAAGTCTGTAAACGCACCTGAGAACCCAATTGTGTCATATGTAACTTCGCCTGTAGTTGGATCATATTCTAAACTGTGTGTACCACCTGCGTTTCTAACTGGTTTAACTATAAACTGATCTGTTTGGACACTATTTAATAGACTACCTGATGCGTTAAGTATAATACTGTTTGCATGTTGATTGGTTTCACCGGCTCTTTCACCAATTGCTATTGAGTATTCACCTTGACTTGTTTCACCTGTTTGATATCCAATTGCAATTCCTTTTTGGCTTTGATTACTGTTACCTGCAAACTTACCAATTGCAATACCGTGAAGTCCTTGATTAGTACGTCCTGCATCTACACCTACTGCAACTCCGCCATTACCTTGAGTTACTTCACCTGCTCTACTACCAACAGCAACGGCACCCATTTGTGCTGTCATACCTGCGTGGTATCCGAGTGCAACTGCGCCTGCATTTTGACTTGTTAATCCTGCACTACTTCCTATTGCTATTGAATAAAATTCTTGTGCAGATTTAAAAGTTAAAGTTCCTGATGGTGTTCCATTGTTTGCTATTGCATCTATAGTGATTGTGGTAGCATTATCAACACTGAGTACTTTTTGTTGTTGTTCTAACAAAGTATAAGTGAACCCAGTTCCAGTAATTCTCATACCAGCAATAATACCAGTAGTATCATCAACCACCATTGTAATTGGATCACCACTTACTCCACCACTCACGTATGTTGCCGTTACTGAGGCACCTGCGCCAGCGTCTTTACCAATTGCTATACATTCTATACTTTGTTCAACGTTACCTGCTTTTTCACCAATTGCTATTGCGTTTGTGGCTTGAGTTGTTTGACCTGCATACTGCCCTATTGCTATTGCTTTTGTACCTTGACTGGTTTCCCCTGCTTGACTACCTAATGCTACTGCGGCTACTCCTTGTCCTGAGTTACCTGCATTGTTACCTATTGCTTGTGCATAATCACCAACACCGGCTGTTCCTTTACCTATTGCGACTGCTTCTGCACCTGCCGATGCACTCTGTCCTATTGCCACATTAGATGTTGTGCTATCAAATAATGCTGTATCACCTGCAAGAGCAGTTGTGCTAGTTGTACCCAATGCCAATGCATCAGTAATTCCATAACCTGCTATTGTAGTTGGTTTGCTTGTAAGTGAAGTAAACGCTCCATCAAACAATGCTGTATCACCTGCAAGTGCTGTTGTACTACTTGTACCCAATGCCAATGCATCAGTAATTCCATAACCTGCTATTGTAGTTGGCTTGCCTGTTAAACTTGCGAATGATTGTGCTGGTACACTTGTTAAGAAATTTGTTCCTGATATTGTTGCCCCAGTGAAGTCAACGCTTGTTGCCCCAGTAAAGTCTACTGCACCTGTGAATGCCGGGGAAGCAGATGATATAGCATCTGTAATTCCATAACCTGCAATAGTTGTCGGTTTACTTGTTAAATCTGCAAACGCTACACTTGTTAAGAAACTTGTTCCTGTTATTGTTGCACCTGTAAAATCTACTGTTGTGCCGCTTGGGTAATCTACTGTATTGCTTCCATCACCAATTGTAATTGTTACAGTATTTGAACCACCGATTTTAATTTTACCGTTAGTTCCTGTTCCTGAGCCAGCATTAATAATTGCATCACCACCGTCACCTGATGTTGACTGTCCGCCTGCCAGTGTTAAATTTTGTCCATGTGAACTTGTGGCTAGTAACGGACTCATTGCAGATGTTAATAAGTTTCCGCCAATTGTAATATTATTAATTCCTGTTAAATCATTTGTACCAAAATTGACATCGCTTGAAACTGAAGCACCTGTTAAATCAAGTGTAGATGTAATTGCTAAATTTGCAAAACTACTGCTAGAAGTTGTAGACGTAACGTTTCCTGTTAAGTCACCTGTTACATTACCTGTTACATTACCTGTTACATTACCGTTTAAATTTCCATTTAATATACCATTTACACCATCTACAATTAAAGTACTATCATCAGCAAACACACTGCCTTTGATATCTACTTCTGATGCTGTGTTACTAGAACCTGTAAGTGTATATAATTCGTTAAAATTTTCGTTGATTTTAGTAAAAGCACTGCGTAGAGAATCTCCGTTTCCGGAGTCGTTGCTTGTACCTGTGTTAATTAGTTTTTTTGGCATGATAATCAGTTCCCTTGTTACTGATATTTATTCTATAAATACAATTACTATGCCCAGACTCAGTTTATATAAACCGGAGAAATCCGCAGATTATCGCTTTATAGACAGGAATGTTAACGAATCCTTTCAAGTAGGCGGTACAGACATATTCATACACAAGTACGAAGGTCCTATCGATCCTGGTGCTGATAAAAGCACCCCAAGTCAACCTTATGGAACAAACGATATACCTGAGACAAAAATACAAGATTTATTGTTTTTAGAAAATAGAGATAGAAAATATTCAGATGATGTGTATGTTATCCGCGGTATTTACAACGTACAAGATTTAGACTTTGATCTTTCACAATTTGGAATGTTCTTACAAAATGATACTATTTTTATAACATTTCATATGAATAACAGTGTTGAAAATTTAGGTAGAAAATTAATGAGTGGTGATGTATTAGAACTACCACACTTAAAAGATGAATATGCACTTAATGATTATGGTGTTTCACTTAAACGTTTTTATGTAATAGAAGATGTAAGTCGTCCGAGTGAAGGATTCAGTCAAACTTGGTATCCACATTTATTAAGAGCAAAATGTAAACCAATATTAGATAGCCAAGAATTTAAAGAAATTTTTGATAAAGATAGTGGAGAAGGAACAGGATCTACTATACGTGATGTCTTATCAACATACGAAAAAGAAATGCAGATTAACGAAGCAGTGTTGAATCAAGCAAATGAAGATATAACTGGAGATCCAAATCAACCAGTAGTAGGTGGATATGATACAAAACAATATTTTGTAGTACCAACTGATGACAGTGGTAATGTGTTAACTGAAGAAGGATCGCAGACAGATATTAAAGTAGATACTACTAAATTAGATGCAAGTGCAATTTTAAAATCTGCTAAAAACAACTATTATGTTGGTTACTTAACAGATGATGGATTACCTACTAACGGAAAACCATACGGATTTGGTTCACAGTTTCCTCAAGGTGCTGTAGAAGGTGAATTTTTTCTTAGAACAGATTATTTTCCAAACAGATTGTTTAGATACAATGGAAGACGATGGACTAAATTTGAGGATAATGTAAGAGTACAAACACCAAGTAGCGATACTGCACAAAACCAAATTGGTACTTTTGTTAATAATGACAAGAAGCAAACAATTAATAATAAAGAAGTTGAGCAACGTCAAGCATTGTCACAAGTACTTAAACCAAAGGCAGATAATTAATGCAACATTTTTATGATGGACAAATAAGACGCTTTGTAACACAGTTTGTTCGTGTTATGAGTAACTTTAGTTACAAAGATAGTGCAGGCACTTTACGTAAGATACCAACAAGTTACGGAAATCTTACTAGACAAGTAGCACATATTATTAGAGACAACAGTGAAAACAAAGTTGTAAGTGCTCCTCGTGTTAGTTGTTACATAACAGGATTAGAATATGCAAGAGACAGAGTACAAAATCCAACTCATGTAAGTAAAGTTCATTTACGTGAAAGAGATTATGATGCTACTACGGGTGAATATACCTCTGCACAAGGACCAGGATATACAGTTGAAAGATTAATGCCTGTACCATTTAACTTGCAAATGAAATGTGATGTATGGAGTACTAACACTGATCAAAAATTACAAATTATGGAACAAATGCTGGTATTGTTTAATCCTAGTTTAGAAATACAAAGCACAGCAAACTATGTTGACTGGACAAGTTTAAGTTTAATTGAACTTCAAAGTGTAAACTTTAGTACTAGATCTATTCCTCAAGGAACAGAAACAGAAATTGATATTGGAGAACTTACATTTACAATGCCTATATGGATTACACCTCCAGCAAAAGTAAAACAGTTAGGTGTAATTGAAAAAATTGTAATGAGTGTATTTGACGAAACAGGAAGTATTTCAGACGGTATTATTGACGCCGCTGATCCAATGGCAACAGTCAATGTTACACCAGGAAACTTTGGCTTGTTAGTATTAAACAATACTGCTAAATTATTAGCACCTGCTGAAGGAGTATCAGAACCAACACCAGGTAACTTTGATAGAACCGGAGAGGCTGTTAGTTGGTTTAAACTATTAGATCAATATCCAGGCAAATTTAGAGCAGGGTTAAGTACAATAAGATTAGCAAAAGCAGACGGCAACGAAATAGTTGCAACAGCAAGTGTAAATCCAACTGATGACACACAAATAGTTTTAAACTTTGATAGTGATACAGTGCCTGGAAACACAATTCTTACAGACAGTGTTGCTAGTAGAGGAACTATTGATGCTATAATTGATCCATTAACATTTAATCCAGACTTAGACAACCTAGCACAAGGTACACGTTATCTAATTCTAAATGACATACATCAACACTTAAAGAATGACAGTTCAGATTCTAATATGAATGCTTGGCAAAATGCAGATGGTACAGTTGTACAAGCAAGTACAAACGATATCATTACATGGAATGGAAGCAACTGGGAAATTACTTTTGATGCAGGTTCTAATGATGAGCGTGCCGATTCTAGCGTAGCACAGACCCCTGTCTACATAACTAATACATATACAGGAGTACAGTACAAGTTCACAAATGATGCTGGCGCCTGGTTAAAAAGTTATGAAGGTGAGTATTTAAAAGGGTCATGGCGACTAGTACTATAAAAGATAAAAACATTGTTTGCAGTGGAGCATTATTTTATGCTCGTAATACCAAACGATTTCTATTCTTAGAACGAACTAAAACAAAAACTGCTGGACAGTGGGGACTTGTTGGTGGAATGGCTGAAGGAAATGAAACTCCGTGGACAGCACTTGAACGTGAAATAAGTGAAGAAGTTGGAAAAACTCCAACAATTAAAAAAGTTATTCCTTTAGAAATGTTTACATCAAACGATAGTAAATTTCATTTTCATACATACCTTGCTATTATTGATAATGAATTCATTCCTACATTAAATGATGAACATAGTGGTTATGCTTGGACTAATGTTAATTGTTGGCCTAAACCATTACACGTAGGATTGCGTAATACATTACAAAATCGTGTAATAAAAGACAAGTTACAAACAGTTTTAGATTTAATTGTTT